CATAAGTGGAGCGCGGCAACGCCAAGCGGCCATGTGGAATTGCTTATCTCAAACCCGCATGCTGTACGGGAAATCATTCAGATGACTGAAGTGGCAAAGGGACCGAACGGGAGAAAGAACAACGGCAAGTACGACACTTGTGAGTTCTACCTCGACATTTATCCGGCTCCGGCTGAAGACTAATTCCCTATCCACCAACCCCACGAGCCCGGTCACGCTACCCCGTGATTCGGGCTTTGCTTTTGATAACCATGAAAACCTTCACAATTGCAGCCATCGCGCTCGCCACCATCGCCGTCGCTCAGGCTCAATCACTCGGCGGTTCGTTTTTGATCCAGCGCAAGGCAGCCTTGGCTGTCGTTGTGGCCCCGGTCAAAGTGCTTTGGACTAAGGGCCCGTTGTCGATTAGTCTTGACGGATTGGTCGGCGCGAACGTGACCACCAACGAACCCGCCATCGGTGGCGCAGTTGCGGCGCATTGGCAGAAGGCAAGCTGGTTTAGCTTTGACCTTGGACTTGGCACCACGTACCAAGCATCTCGGTTCCAGTTCAGCGATATCAACAAGAACAGCGTCGGCATCCTCGTCGGCGGGACATTTAAGTTCTAGTGAACACCAAAAAGAAGATCAGAGCGGCCAGGAAGGCCAGACAAGCCCAACTCAGGGGCACGAGTAAGAAGAATGGACAGGGTCGCAGATCATAAGCTGGTGAACGTAGCACTCGCCGGCGACAATCAAGCCGCAATGTTCATCCTCAAGAATCGTGGTGGCTGGAAGGAGCGATAACCGTGGCAGAAGAGAGAATGAGGCCGGGCAAGCAAAGGTCCACAGGCCAACCTGCAGGGCTTCTCAAGAGCGGCAACACGGTCAACGTCGGCAGGCTCAAGAAGGACGTTCGCATTCGCTTGATCAAAGGTGCTGATGCCGGCGCAGATTTTTGGATCAGGGTCAGCAAGGGCAATAAGTGCATTCCCGTCTACAACGCTAACGGAACCGAACGCACCCACTTCCGATATCCGACTGTTGACGAGCGCAACTATGCAATCGCGAAATGCTGTGAGTACGGAGTCGGAAAGAACGACCGCCTAGAAACCGAGGATGTCACTCCAATCGACAAACAAGCTCTTCGAAAGCAACTTATCAGGCGAGCGCTTGAGCAAGGAGGAGGAAGCGAGAGCACTTAGGTGGATAGCTGATCACCTAGATGAGCTCAGTGACGACGAAATCGAAGCCTTAGCGGATCTTTTTGATCCTGAATTGCAGGCTTGGGAGGAACTTGCAGAACCGTACCGGACGGATCTCGTCGCCTACTGCCGAGAGCAGTTGGAAATGGAACCGTGGGCAGGTGTTGATGGAGAACCAGGACAGCTCGAACTCTTCCAAGACATCAGCGAGAGCGTCAGACTGCAGCTTGAAGGCAAACCACACCAGAAAGTCTTTCACGTTCAGGCTGGTCACGGAGTCGGCAAGACTCGAGGTGCAGCTGCTGTCGTCAACTGGTACTTCGACGTCTTTCGCTCGATTACGATCACGACTGCGCCATCGGATGATCAGGTCCGCCTGCTGCTCTGGAAGGACATCAAGACTCTGCGAAAGGGGAGAAACCTTCCCGGCAAAGTGCTTCCTGAAGATCCGAGGATGCAAAAGGCCGAGGACTGGTTCGCGATCGGGCGCACGACCTCGAACAGCGGTGGCCAAGGAACTGCGAGAATGCAGGGCCAGCACCCTGATTACTGGCTGTATGTTCTAGATGAAGCCGAAGGCGTTGCCGACTTCGTATTTGGTGCCGTCGATGGCATGATGACTGGTGGAGCCGTTGGCATCGTCTTGATGCTGGCAAATCCTCAAACCCGTACTTCTTCCTTTGCCAAGAAGGGCAAACAGGGAGGCGTCAGACGCTATCGATTTAATTGTCTCAAGCATCCGAACGTGGTCACTGGCCAGGCGGTAGTTCCAGGCGCAGTAATGCGCGAGTGGTGTGTAGACAAGATTGCGAACTGGTGTGAGGTCGTTGATCAGCACAGCGAGGACGACTACACGTTTACGGTTCCATTCGCTGTCGATACCCAGAAGCATGGGATTGTTTACGCTCCCGGCACCATCTTCAGACCCAACTCAGAATTTCAGTTTCGTGTTCTCGGGATAGCGCCGGCCAATGTTGCGGATAAGGTTTTTGTATCCCCAGGCCGGTACGAGGCCGCATGTAAGCGAGATCCCGAAGGCTTTACCCCTGATCTGGCTCAGATCGGAATCGACTGCGCTCGCTATGGAAAGGACGCCGGCACCATCTACGTTCACCACAAGGGAGTAACAACAAGGCACACCCAGATCTACCAGGGAAATACGAGTGCCTACGTTGAACCCGCGATTGAAGCAGCTCTCAAGTGCCAGGCGGCTGGAGCCACACACTTGTCGATTCGAGTAGACGGAACCGGAGGATTTGGGGCGGGAGCCATCGACGGGCTAAAAGCCGATATGAGGCTCCGCGATGCCTTTGGTGACAACTACAGTGTTCACGAAGTCCACTTCGGGTCCGATCCCTACGCCGACGACAAGTATGCCGACAAGGTCACAGAGCTATATGCGGAAGCAGCAGAAACCCTCAAGGGAATTCGGATCCACAGGCCTTCGACTGAACTTGAAGTCGATCTGACGGAGCGCACATTCGACTTCGTGAATCGATCGGGCAAATCGGTCAAGAAGCTGGACGAAAAAGAGAAGTTTAGAAAGAAGTTTGGACGGTCACCGGATGACGGTGACGGATTTGTCTTGGCTGTTGCCCCTGAATTCATCTTTGCTGACAAGAGCCCATTCAGCCACCACATCGAATACATGCGCCAGATGCTTTCCGAGCGGACTCATCAATCATGAAGATACCAATTGTCTCTGCCTACTTTGAGCGCCAGATGGCTTCGCGCCTTCCAGCGGCTATCGAGAGCAGACTAGCAGAAGAAGCACCCAAAATCGAGCAGAGAGCCC